ACCTGTGCCGTAAACGCCTAACCCGTAATCGAAACTACCGTAGTCGCGACCATTAGCCATCGATTAGTCCAAGGTGATCGTGAGAGCGCCTGTGTTGAAGCGGAGCACGTCGCCAGTGTCGATTGTCTTAGAAGTCGTAAGGTTAGCGAAAGCCAAAAGGTTACCGCTTGTCGAGGCATCGAAGATACCTGCCGCTACAACCGTACCCCATGATCCGCCAGCTGTCGGAAACTCTACTGCTGCACTGTTCGCAGCCGTCGTAGGAGCTGTCCCTGTTACCGAGAAGTTTACAGTCTGACGGGCATAAGATGTGCCGCTTACCTCAGTGCCGCCGCCCGATTCACCAGGAGCAACGGTGTAAAGCGCAACGTACCACGATGTCGGGCGCGTCGCCGAGTTTGTCGTGAAAACCCAGTTCAGAACAAGATTTTCTGAATAATTGGTAAAACCTGCCATTTCTAACTCCTTATCCGTAGGTTATCCGCGTGCGCGCAATGAGCGGTCCCCCGCTATGTAACGCTTTATCGCTTTCAAGTTGCAGTGAATCAAGCCGCGAATTGTACATGTTCGCGAATAACCCGACACGCTGATCGTCCAACAGGAACGGTGAAGCGTGAACGAGAGCACCATACAGGTAAAGGTCAGGAGCCTTTACGAGTAACCAGTTAGAAGCAACGCTAACACTGAGAGACGGAATCTTGCCGTAATAGACCTTCAGAATACGGTCTGCCTCATCAAGCGTAACGTAACGCAGTGGCTGGGCACCGTCGACGATATGGATATTGATAGCCTCAAGCCAGTCGCCCGGAAGAGCAACATATTCTTGATTGCTGGTCGCCTGAGCACGCACAACCATTTTCTGATGGCGTAAACGGCTGTTCACATCAGCTTCCACGAACTGGATAAAAGTCGGGATCTGAGACGTTAAATCGTCACGGTTCAACCATGACGCGATCTCGGACTGGAGTGTGGCATAACTCGTAATTGTCATCGTCAGCTCGTGTAATGGTGAGTCCGATACGGACGGGCTTCTTCAGTATTCAACCACCGCTTCAAGGCATTCTTGTCATGAAGAATACCACGCTCCTTAAGCTGCAACAAAACAAGCATAGGAAGACGAGCGACTCTAACCATGTCTCCAGATCTGGTTGTCCGTGAAACATTATTCATCTCTTCTTGGTTAAACTTTGCAACATCGCTGATGTCGGTCGTATCAATAAAGTGCATCGTGCCATCGTGCTCGACCTTCATCTTAGTTGTAGTGTTGGTAAAACCATCATGGCCTAAGATGAACTCACCCGGTGCGTAGTCTTGCTGCTTCATGTTGCTCCCCAAGAGAAAAGAGGGGCGGCGAACCGCCCCTCTCTATTATCAGGCTGAAGTCGTGAGGTTTGCGATAGCAGCATGAGCCTTTTCAGCTTTCATGCGGAGACCGTATTCCACGACGAGTTCTTTCTTCATCGAGTCGCCGGTTGCAGCGATGTCGATTGTTTCGAAAGGACGGAGATACGCAACAGATGCGTATTCTGGGTCGAGAACGAGTGCGAAACGCTCATCAGCAAAGCGGTTCGGAACCATTGACACCTCGCCAAAGTCGGACAAGTAAACATCCGCGGTCGCAATAATTCCAGCAGGCTGAACCTGATTGTAGGTGATGCGCTGTTGAGCGATACCTGCAAAGCCAGAAGCAACCGTCTTGTTATACGGACCCGTCATGAGGATCTTTGCTTCGCCGCCCTGTGACCAGACGTTCTGAATTGCCGTCTTGAGCATGGTTTCGGTGAATGCAACGTCCGTCGAGGTCGAGAGGTTCGTCCAAGCAGCGTTAGGATAGCCGTTTGGTGAAGACGAAAGGGTTGGAGGTGTAGCACCGTTCGCAACCGAGTTCGTGATCAACCAAGCAGGAACACCAGCGGTATAACGAGCTGTCGAGCTGTTACCAGCAGAAGCAGCTTGGTTCGACAGGAGGATCTTTTCCATGTCGCGCTTGAGTTCCTTCGCAGACTTAGCCTGATTGTAGGCCAAGAGCGTGCGCATGCCAGCCATGTTAACAGCTTGTGCTGTACCCGAAACTGCAACGACCTTACCGCTGATCTGCGTGTAGTTTGCAACGCGGTTTGTATCAGTGAAGTCCGTGTTACCAGCGTCTGCGCCTTCCACGAGGGCGTTCGAGCCGTTAGCTGCTGCGAGTGAGTCAGTCTGCCACTCGAAGTAGGTGTTGTCTGCCGTATCGCGGCCTACGTTCGACATGAACGGGGTCGAGGTCGGGCTGATGTCATAGATGATGTTCGAAAGATCTTCGCGCTGTTCGTTTACAGCTTGATAGGTTTGAACTTTACTTACTGAAGGCATTATCGTCTCCTGCTTTCCATTAGACCAAAGAGTTTAGCAGCGTCATCGACGCTACCAGTTTTACTGAGACGCATTTTCGCGCGAGCAACTTCGGTCTGCTGCTTAGGGGCTGAGGCAACATTTCCTGAACGCAACGGCTTTGGACCTTCCTTTTTATCAGGTTGCGGTTTCTTAGCCATTAGCATGTCGTACTTCCTTGCCTTCTCAAGAACAAGAATAGCTCGTGGGTCGTAGGCTTGGGCTAGCTCGTCTTCAGAATAACCGACTTGCTGTCCGTATTCCTTCAGACGTGTCCGTGCCTCGTTCCACTTATCGGCATCATTCCATTCCGGAACCTGTTTCACCAAATACTGGCGACCCTGCTCCACAATGGTCTTCAACCGATCCTGTTCTTCCTTCTGCTGCAAATAGCTGAGACGTTCCTTTTCGGCTTTCGTCGCAGCCATGCGGGACTGGTAGTCTCGCCATTGCTTTTCGACCAGAGGAAAGTTTAACGGATCTTCCCGGTGCAACCGTTCCCAATCTGGCTCTTGCGGCATCAACTGCTGGAGTTGCTGGTCAAGTGCTTCGATCAGGGTCGCGTATTGCTGGCGTTCCGTTCTTACTGCCTCAGATTCTTGCTCGAATGCGACCTTCTCCTCGCGGAGTTGGTTCATTCTACGCGAATAATCGGACTGTCGCTGGTAACCTTCCAGAGCTTCCTTCAGCGGGATCTGCTGCGTCTGTCCGTCAATCTTGACGGTTACGAGCGATTCCGGTGACAGATTCTCTTCTGTGCCACCTTCTTGGTCCCCGACATACTCGGTCTCCTCAGTGCCGTCTGACGCTTCTACAGCGTGACCTTCATCTTGCACTGGGGTCTCAATGACCTCATCTGCCGTCGCCTCGGCCTCTTGTGCCTCGGCAGGAGCTGCTTCCTGCTGCGCCGTGGGTTTCGGCTCATCGCCTCCCAGTAGTGCCGCCATACGGTTTGCAGCTTCTGATACACCGATTTCGCGGGTCTGCGACTGCTCGGTTAAACTCATAAGTAAATACTCCTAAATTATCGCCCCTTCAAGCGGCGGTTAAACGCGACTACATCTGGGGCTGACGCCATCGTCTCAATCTGCCCCTGTAGATCCGCGATGGCACGTATCATCAGATACGCCTCATCCCTTACCTCGGAGTCATCTGGGTCTGATGACATCCACATCTCTGTATAGTTCTTCTTAAGAGCGTCGAACAAAGCCTTGGTAGCGATACTGTTTTTCAGTGCTATCGCGGCTCTATGGAGGTCCGCTTCCTCAACCATACATCATCCCCTGTGGCATCATCGGCTGTGGTGCCGGTTGCTGTAAGATCGCCTGTTCGCGCTGCGATTGCAGGTTGAACATTGCCTCGATCTCCGCGCGCTGACGGTTCACTTCAGCGTTAATCGTGGCAACATCTACCTGTGAGCCATACTTTGCCTGAATCTCGGCAGCTCTGAGCATCACGTCTGCGATCAACTGGTCACGCTTAAGATCTGCGTCTGCCTGTGCCTTCTTGGTCTCAAGTTCCTGCTTCGCTGCAGCAATGAGAATATCGGCACGGGTCTTCTCTGCTTCAACCTGTGCAAGCATTTCTGCCGGGTCTTGCTTCTTCTCAGGAGCCATAGACTGCATGAATTGCTGCACCTGCTCTGGTGTCGGCTCT